AATCTGATTCGTCGCACCGTGAGTCACAAGTGGCACGCCAGGTGTGGCGTCCCGTTTGACCTCCAGGGCAAGAGCGATGCGGACGTTCTTCTCCAGCTTTTGGAAATTCACGCCTTTCTCGTCGAAGCCTGTCGGAATCTTGGACTTGGGATACATGTTTGCAACCTTCTGGACCGCTGCCGCGAGGCCTGAAGGAGGGGGTGTAGGCTTGTGCCGTGTAGCCTGATACTTGAGCGACGCCAGAATTGCTTCGGTGTCGCGGGGGGGGAACTCGATCTCTGCCAAACGTGGTTCCATACGGATTGCCATATTCAAAGCAGGAGTCTTGTCCGCCACCTCACTCTCGTGTGCACGCACTGAAGTGGTGCCACAAAAATACAAGGGCATGCCGGTTAGGCCTTGGTTTCGACTTTCGGTGTCGCTGCGGTCGCTTGGCGCTTCTTGAAAAAGGCCATGGCTTCCGCTTTTTGCTCCATCAGAAAGTCTTTGTAGACCGCTTGCATCTCTGCAGCAGCAGTCCAGAATAGCGCAACTTTCTTCAAGTCGTCCAGCGCCAAGACATAGTCGAGGGCAGAAGGAAGGAAGTTGGCTGGCAGGGGAAAGTCCATGCGATCGTACCACAGTTTCACCTCCGTGAACTCCGTGTTGTACTGCGCTGCCGCTTTCCACTCGGGTGTGCCGGGCATTGCGAGTCTCTCCTTGGGTGTCGCCGTTGCATAGCGTTGCATGAACGCCTCGTGAGTCTCGGACTTGTTGCCCTGGCGCTTGTCGCGCTGGGACCTCTCCTCCGATTTCCACTTCTGCCACAGCTCCGTTCCCTTGAGCTCTCCGTGTTCCGAGATGAGTGTCGCCAGTTTCCGGTTCTCCTTCGCCTGAATGGCATTGGTGAACTTGTCCGAATACTTTGGCTTCCCCCACTGATTGAGCACCTTGTTCCCGGAGTCGTCCACGATAATGGTCGATTGCATCTCCTTGAACTTGAGCTCCTTCTCCTCGTTGCTGAACTTCGCCCACTCCTCCTGAAGCCACCACGGATGTCCCTGAGCCGCCTCGGTTTTCACTGAGGTTTTGCCTTTGGGTCCACTTGTAGCCTCCGATGTTGTAGACGAACTCGGACTCGCACTTGAAGCGCTCGGCTTGGCCGGTTGTCCAGCTTTCTCGTCCGTCTTGGTAGACGAAGGTTTTGCCTGGGCCAGCTTTACTTCCGCTTTCAGTTTTGACCGTTCTCCGTCGGTAAGCCCTTGCCAGACTTTGGCGAGACGCATTTGTTCGGTGTGAGACATTGCTTTCCAGGTCGCGACGGAATAGCTGAAGTGGCGTTGGTTCACTGGGACCCATTTGCCTTTCTCCTTCTTTTCCTGACTTCCTTTCTTCTCGGCTGAGGTCTCTCCGCTGGCTTTTGGGGCCTGCGAAGACTCCTTGCTGATAAACTCGGTGTTGGGCGCGAAACCATGAAAAGCGACCAAGCGGTCCTCCATAGCCTGATGCACCTTTGCTTCGAATTCTCTCTGCTTGGCTTCCTCTGCGAGACGCAGTGTTTCTGCCGCCTCCGCTTTCTCCTTCTCCTCGCGCTCATGCTGGGCTTTCGCTTCCATCTGCTGACGGAATTGATTGGCCTCTTCGACTTGCTTGAGAATCTTCGCCTCGACATCGGGCGAAAAGGTCACTGCTTTGATGGGCAGCGCCTCGGGAATTGCATCGACTGCGGCTGGGGCCTCGGGAATCTTTTTCTCCACAGCAGCTGGGGTCGGCTTCTTGTCAGAAAGCTCGAGTTTTTCCGCAGCAAGCTGGGCGATTTCGAATCGTTTGGCCTCCACCTTTGTGACAATTGCCTCAGCCTCAGACAGCGCACGTTTCATTTCGTCAGCAAACTGCTGCTTCTCCTTATCCTTGAACTCAGGAGTGTGTTTCTCCATGGTTGATTGCTCGGCGAGATTGTCGCGGGCCTTCTGG